TTATATGGACACTCCATTGAGTGGGTTAAGTGCCACAGCATCTTGCAAGAAGTCTGGCGCAAAGTGCGCATAGACCATCGTCTGCTGGATCGTTGAGTGTCCTAAAATTCGTTGCAGTGTAATAATATTACCCCCATTCATCATAAAATGCGTGGCGAATGTGTGCCGGAACACATGCAGCGCTTGCCCATCTGGTAAGTCGGGTTTCATTGCACGCAGAGTGTTTCGTACCGCGTCGTAATTTGGGTGAAATACAAATCCCGTTTTAGCGTGCTTTATTTGGGTGGTCAGCGCCGCCGATATGGGAATGGTTCTACGTTTCCCATTTTTGGTTTTCATGAACGTGAGCATATTATTGATAATGTGTTCACATTTCAGATTGGCGACTTCTCCCCATCGTCCCCCTGTTGCCAGGCAAACAAGAACGGCTTTACGGTTATCACCATCCAATCGCTGAAGCAGATCTTCTATTTCTCCAGCAGTCAAAAACGCCATTTCGACCTGCTGTTCTTTAAACTGCTTAATATCTTTAAACGGGTGCTGGGAGTGATACTCATCGGCTTCAATGAGCTTCGTAAACATTCCGCTTAAAATGGCATGATGTCGATTAACGCTGGATGGTTTTAAACCTTCATTCAACCTGCTTACGCGGTAATCCAGAATTGCTTTTTTCGTGAGTTGGTCTGCACGAATTATGCCCATCTCAGCCAGTTTCACAATAATAGCGTTCAACCTTCCTTTCTCAATTTCCCCCCGATTGTGGCTTTTACCGTGATAAACCCACCAAAGAGATAGTAATTCTGTCAGTTTTCGGCGGTCTGCTGGTTTCTCCACCCAATCTTTATTGTGGTAGTTGACCAAAATGTGACGTTCAAAAATCTGAGCTTCGCCTTTTGTATTAAATTTACGCCGGATGCGTTTTCCTTCTGCACCCTGCGGCCTAACGTCCACTTCATAACGACCATCATCAAGTTTCTTAATCGACATAAGATAACTCTCCGATGAAATCATCATCTTGAAAATCAATATCAAAAAGGTAAGAAAAGTAAATACTTAGCCAATTTTGTGATCGGATTGGTGAGATTTTGTTTCGTCTTGCCCAATGTGTGCGAGGGCCGGTGCAATCTGCCCAGCTTCTGGGTTGGTTTCATCAAACATGAACCAGTCTCGGTATTTCCTAAATCTAGGGTGCTTCAATAGCCGCACGACTGCATCATGTGAAATTGAAGATTTTCCATTCTCATATCCAACATATGTAACGTAATTAATCCCTGTCATATCAGCTACTTCTTTCTTTTTTAGCCGTTCAGACTCACGGATCAGCTTTAACTTTTCTTGAATCATAATTGACATAATGAATCAGATCTCTTATTTTTAATCAAAAGTAAAACCTCAAAGTTCACTAGATAGTCCTAAAGGGTTCTAGTTAGAAGTTCGAGTAACCATGTCGGAGGATAGCAAATGTCAGACGAGGCTAAAACCATTGTTGACGGGGAAGGGGGCGAATCGGCACTCACTGCGGCACGTCGCCAGGTTCGATTGTCAGAGAAGCCAGCAGATCTCTTGTCAAAAGAAGGGTTCGCTCTGTATGTAGGTAAAACGCCATCGGCCATTGTTGCGATGGCTAAGGCGGGGAAATTACCTGCCTTTTATATGGCAGATCCGCAAAAGCCTGGTGGTAATGCTGAATTGTGGATTCACCGCAGGGAGTGGGACAAATACGCGGAGCAGTTGGTTGAAACAGCGCCGCCAGAATGGCATAGCTGGAAAGATCGAATTAGTGCCAGTAAACCAACCAGCCGCCGTCATCGTGGGATGTCAGCATGAGCGGTGAATTAATTAAAGTCAGCGAACATACCAGTGTTTATCGCGGCTTCTCTATTATTCGCTGCCCCAGAACAGCAACTAATCCAATAACTCGTTATCGCGTGAGTCAGGGCGATCAGTCATTTGGGCTATTTGATGCATTAGGGCAAGCGACTTCTTATATCAACGAACTGCACGGAATGAGGAATTCAGCATGATTAGCACAGCGCGTTTATTAAAAGAAAAATCACCATCCCCGCAAGATAATAAAGGCTGGCTGGAATTACCAAACGGCCAGCGTTTCCAGCCAACCCCCGCGCAGGCTTATTTTGCACCGTGGAGCAAAAAGCCCTACATGCCAGCGCCTAAAAAACGCCGTTGGTTTACCCGTTTGATGGGTATTGCGGCGTAACCGTCATGGCTAATACCGAAGCCGCCCGCGCCGTTCCGCTGAGTATCGCGGCCAGAACTGACGGGCTGAACCACATCGCAATGCTGAGGGGAAAACACTTCAACACAAACAGTGAAAAAGACATGTGCCGCTTTATCGACGATATGCGGGACAGAATAGATGAAGATTATCATCAAAATATGCGCGTGTTATCAGCAATATTTGAATTAGCAGATATTAATAAGGAACGGCATAACCTGAAATTTAATGAACTGACAACTGAAGAAAAAGCAAAGCTGATTAAAGCGATGAATAAACTTAAAGCAGTTGTGAGTTTATTCCCCAAACATTTAATTCTTTAACCGTAATAACTCCCGTTTTTAAAGGCGTAAACCCGCCGGGCTTTCTATTACCTGAAAAAAGGAAATCACGATGAGAAATGCAGAAGTTAAACAAATGCAAGTGGCTAGTGATAACGCGCTTGTTGAACTGCTGAACAAGGCACGCCAGGAAGAAAGAAAAGACCAGCATTTAGGGTTTTCCTTGCGTCTGGCCGCGCTGTCTATCCATGCGCAAAAAAAAGAGTATTCCGCCGCAGAGGTTATTGAACTGCTGCGCAAAGAAGCAGAACGCTTCGAGCACTCAGCACAGGAGATCATTGCATGAACCACGTAATGATTGATCTCGAAACGATGGGGACGAACCCTAAAGCGCCGATTGCTTCCATTGGTGCCGTGTTCTTTAATCCTAAAACAGGTGAGCTGGGCGAACAGTTCTATTGCCGCGTCGATTTTGAAAACGACATGCTGAACGGAGCGGTGCCAGACGGCGGCACTATCAAATGGTGGTTGCGTCAGTCTTCAGAGGCTCGCGCTGAATTGATTCGTGATGATGCAACCCCTATTTTGGGAGCAGTCAGTGAGCTGAGCGATTGGCTGACAGACAACGCTGAAAGCCTGAAAAGGTTAAAGGTATGGGCAAATAGTCCGTCGTTTGATTGCAACATCCTGAAGTCTGCGTTTGAGCGTACTGATACCGATATTCCGTGGAATTACTGGAATGAAATGGATGTTAGGACGATTAAGGAGTTTGCATTTAACTCATGGGGTTGCACACCCGCTATCGTGCTCACCGGTGCGGCACATCACGCACTACATGATGCTATCAATCAGGCGGCTTTGGTTTCTGCGGTCATGTCTCGGTTAGCCCCGAATCAAGGCGGTGAATTATGATCCGCCCGTTCATCAAATGGCCAGGCGGGAAATCCCGCGTATTGCCTGATTTGCTCCCGCTTCTGCCAAAGGGTGATCGGCTGTTTGAACCCTTTGTCGGTGGTGCATCTGTATTCCTGAATACCGACTTTCCCCGTTATGTGCTGGCTGATATTAACGCCGATCTGATTAATACGTATCAGATCGCTCAGGAAGCTACTCAGATATTTATCCGCACTGCGAGAGAGTTATTTGAAAACGGTAATAGCTCGGCTGAGTATTATCGTAACCGCAAAACGTTCAACGCTATACATGACGATGAGCGACTGTTAAAGGCTGCTTTATTTCTATACCTAAACCGTCATTGCTTTAACGGTATTTGCCGATATAACAACGCTGGTTTTTTTAATGTCCCATTCGGGAACTATAAAAAACCTTATTTCCCAGAAGCAGAGATAAGGCTATTTGCAGAGAAAGCAAATGACACCACAACCTGCTTTATTGCTGAAGATTTCCGAAAAGTGCTGGCCGCGAAAGCGATAAACGAAAACAGCGTTATCTATTGCGATCCGCCGTATCTGCCCGCCAGTGATACAGCCAATTTTACGCAATACCACCATGCTGCATTTACCCGCGAACATCACCACGATTTAGCAGGCGTGCTTCTGAACCTAAACCGCTCACGCGGCGTGCCTGTCGTTATCTCAAATAGCGACACTCCCGCTACGCGCGAGATTTATCAACACTATCAATTCCATGAAATCGCCGTTCAGCGATCTATCAGCGCAAGCGGCATCACGCGCGGTGCTGCAAAAGAAGTGATCGGCGTGCTGAAAACCTGTGACGGCTGCGGGCGTGCGGGTGGGGAGGCGTTCTGATGGATGCAATAGATCTTTTCGCTGGTTTTGGGGGGTCGTCAACAGGTGCAACTATGGCTGGCGTTCGAGTCGTATGGGCTGCAAATCACTGGCCTGTTGCAGTCGAGTGCCATAAAGAGAATCACCCGAGCACAATTCATGCATGCCAGGACTTGCATCAGGCAGATTGGCAGGATGTTCCGCGCCACGATTTGATGCTGGCATCGCCATGCTGTCAGGGGCATAGCAAGGCTAGAGGGAAATCAGCAGGAAATCCACAGCATGATGCTAGTCGTTCAACTGCGTGGGCTGTTGTTTCTGCGGCAGAATATCACCGCCCAGCCACAGTGATTGTTGAGAATGTCCGTGAGTTTCTTAATTGGTCTCTGTATCCCGCATGGGAATCAGCTATGTCCGCGCTGGGCTACTCTGTTTCTCCTCACATTGTTGATTGCGCCGATCTTTCCGTCCCACAAAGTAGAGTAAGGCTGTTTTTGATCTGCACTCGTAGCAAATCACCGCTTCGGCTTAACCTGCGCTGTCAGGAGCATGTTTCTGCATCTACCTTCATTGATTTTGATTCTGGTACATGGTCGCAAATCGCCCGACCTAATAGAGCCGTATCAACAATAGAGAGAATTGAGAACGGTCGCCGACAATTTGGTGATCGGTTTCTCATTAGCTATTACGGAAATACTAAATCAGGTCGGAGTATCGATCGGCCAATCGGCACTATCACAACTCGTGACCGGTGGGGTGTAATTGATGGTGATCGTATGCGTATGCTCACCAAGCACGAAGTAATGGCCGCAATGTCGTTTCCTGATGGCTACATTACGCCTGATAGCCATCGTCTAACTGTCCATATGGCTGGAAATGCGGTTCCACCTGTCGCAATGATGAGAGTCATTAAAGCGGTGAGTGCTCAGGCATGAGTCAATGGGCCTATCAGTGGAATGCGCCACGCCCAGCGATCTCCATACCACACGAGATCGCTGACTCCTTTCCCCCATCCGCCACAAATGCCACCGAACCGCACCCAGCCGTAGAGCAGCATCTTAAACGGCTGGTATCGCGTACTGCTTTCTCCGATCTGGATTTCGATCATGCCGTCGCGCGGCTGGACTATTTCGAGCCTAATGCAACGTTACTGACGATGCGCCGACAGTTCGCTGAGGCTGAGCGTGACGAGCATCACGCGATGTTGCAATACTGGATGGAAACGCCGGAAGGTGTTGAAGGACGCTTGCTTGAACAGCCGTTTTTTATCCGCGATACCTACAGGCAAAAAATAGAATGGCTACGCACCAACCGCGAGCCGCGACACGTCAGCGCTTTTTTTATGGGAACCGTGAAAAAAGCCCTGCTGCGTCTTGATGCTGTGCGTGCCAAGCAAGGTGTGCGCGATGGTTTTACGTCAGAGCTTGCCAGTTACTGGCGCGCCCGATGGCAGCATTTGGCAGAGTTTACGAAACATGAGGCTATTAACGCTGGTCATGCTATCGCCGCAAGCATCGCGGAAATGTTTGAAACCGAATGCGGCAACACTTTGCCAGCCGATATGACCAATGACGAGATCCAGGCACTTTTCTGGCATCTGGGGCGTGAAATGCTGGCGCTACGGGTTACGCCGCCGTGTTGGGGCGTGGTCATCGGCGATAACGAGTCACGAAACCGCATTTATTCCGCCATTCTGCGTATCACCAATGCTGATTGGTGGGGGCGTAAGTTATGGCGTTTGCGTTGTGAATGGCGTGAAAACCAGTTCCGCGCCATCGGCGTGATCCACAAGAAGCGCATGCCTTACGTCAGCATTGATGCCTTGAACCAGTGGCAGGAACAGCGTCGTAAAAACCGCGAATTCTTTAAAGCGCATGAGCTGGTTGATGAAGACGGTAACGTCGCGTCGCTGGAAAACATGGTGTACGCCAGCGTCAGCAATCCGGTTATTCGCCGCCACGAACTAATGACGCGCATGGCAGGAGTTGAGATGGTTGCCATATCGCGCAACGACGAGGGCATTTTTCTTACCATCACCTGCCCGTCACGCTATCACGCCACCATTCAGAACGGCCACCAAAATCCCAAATGGGATACGTCATCCCCTCGTCAGGGGCAGCGCTATTTATGTAAGACGTGGGCTAAGGCCATGTCGAAACTTAACCGACGCGGCCTGCGCCCGTATGGCTTTCGCGTCGCAGAGCCGCACCACGACGCTACGCCGCACTGGCACGTATTGCTATTCATGCCGCCAGAAGACCGGAAAGAAATCACTGAAATTCTGCGTGAATACTTCATCACTGTAGACCGCGCCGAGCTGGGGCGTAATACCGGTGCGCGTTTTAAAGCGAAGCGCCTCGATCCCAAGAAAGGCAGCGCTACGGCATACGTCGCGAAATATATCAGCAAAAACATTGATGGCTACGCGCTGGATGGCGAGCTGGACGGTGAAACAGGAAAGCCTCTGCGCGAAACCGCAAAGTTTGCGATGGCCTGGGCGTCTCAACATAACATCCGGCAGTTTCAGCCGTTCGGCCTGCCGCCGGTCACTGTCTGGCGCGAACTGCGAAAGCTGGCAAATCAACTTACCGCAGCGCAGAAAGAAGCTGGAACATTCAAGCGCGGTGCCGCACAGCTTGGCGATCCGGCAATGGATGCCGTGCTGGCCTCAGCCGATGCAGGTTGCTTCGCTACTTACATCGAAAAGCAAGGCGGCGTGCTGATCCCACGCGAGTTATATACCGTGCGCATAGCGTATGAGGAAGCCGACGAGCAAAACGACTACGGCGAGACACCAGAAAAAATCTTTGGTGTTTTCTCCCCGCGTTTGGGTGAGCTATCGCGCATCTGTACCCGTCTCGTTAAGTGGAAAATACGCAAAAAACAGGCAGCAGACGCAGGCGCTAGTGATAGCGCTGGACGTGATTTGGCTGTTACGTCGCCCACCGGCGACGCTTGGAGTTCTGTCAATAACTCTACGGGCGACGAAAAAATAGTCAAAAATGAGCCGCTCGATAGAGAGATTGGCAGTACGTCAGAGCAAGAAATTATCGACTTTGAGCACATGACCGACGCGGAACGGCGTGGATTGCTCAATCGAATTCGATCACAACCGCCGGATCGGCGACATAGTGAACACTCGTCCACAACTCAGCCCCATGAAACGACTGCAAAACAGACTGTTAGTAAACGGTCGGACGACTGGCGCGCCAGCGTTGCCGATTTCGCCCGTTCGCTGGGCTGGGATATCAGCGCTGGTGAGGTGCGGCGGCTGGAAACGGGTAATGCGATCACGCTCGCGGGTTATTCCTACGTTGCCAGCGCTGACGGCTGTCTGTATCGAACGCCGACGAGTAAGAAAAAAGACGCGGAATATCAGGATAGAGCGGCGGAACTGCTGCACCGAATTTCAGTATTACGTGACGTTTCATAGTCATTACCGGCTGTGCTGGCCAGAACATCGATCACAGTCAGAAATGACGCGGCTGCAGCACAGATGAAAATAGCTATGTGGTACCACAAGGGGGAGTTATGAAATTACCAGCGGGTAAAGAAGTGCCGAAATACACCAATAAAGAAATGAAGCTAATGGGTATCTCATCACGATTGCAAACCATTATGGTCAATGAAAATTTAACGCCAGGTGAGCTTGTAGGTTGTGCTGAGTCGGTCAGGAATGGCTATCAGGCTTTGAAGCGTAAAGGTATGACTGCTGTTAACGGTGAATTACGGTGCTCATTCTGCAATACACCAAGTGCTGAAGCCAAAAAAATCATTGTTGGGACGGGGAGTGTGTGTATCTGCGATCAGTGCGTTGAGCTTTGCGTTGGAATATTAAAACCAGATGCGGAGGGAAAATAATGGGATATCTGGGAAGCAAGGCCGCGTCAGGCGCGTATCAAAAAATTATCGCTAACATGCCGCCACATGATGTGTACGTTGAGACGCATTTAGGCGGTGGCGCGGTCATGCTGAACAAGCCGCCCGCGCGGCTGAATGTTGGCGTTGATATTGACCCGATCACCGTTGAAGAGTTTTGTCAGTTTAATCCTGAGTTTATAGACACGCTGGATACTCAGCTACGAATCATCAATGAGGATGCTGTTGATTTTCTGCAAAGTCACGATCTTGAAGCGATGGGCCGCACACTGATTTACGCAGACCCGCCGTATTTGCCTGAAACCAGAACCGGAAACGCGCGTTACCGGCATGAATATACGGTTGATGACCATCGTGAGTTGATCGCTATTCTGCGGCAATGCCCGTATTACGTGATGATTTCCGGCTATCCGTCGTCACTTTACGACGAGTTATTGCACGACTGGCGCGCTATTGAGTTTCAAGTCATGACGCGTGGTGGTGTCAGAACGGAAAAGCTATGGATGAATTTCCCAGAGGGCGTGGCATATAGTGCGGCTTTTGCTGGTAAAGACTATATCGATCGTCAGCGCATTAAGCGAAAAGCGGAAAGGTGGGCGGCTAAGTATCGGGCGATGACGCCAGCGGAACGACTGGCGGTGATGACAGCATTGTGTGAAGTGGAAAAGTAATTTTTATCCCTCGTCTTACCCGTTTTCCGTTTGCAAAATACTGCACAAATTTGCACAAGTTTTTCACATCGTTGAACCCTATCCCGCGCCAGAACTGGCGCGGTTTCCCCTGCCCTGAGATATTGCACAAAAAGAGACGTGTTTAGTGCGCGGGCGAGGCGGGGGAGCAAGCGCGCGCTTTGGGGGTTAGGTAGGGGGTCTGGTGCTTCCTGAATCGGCCTGTGATCGGTGCGCACTGAATAGGTGCATCGCGCGTTCTGAGATGCATGAACGCGTCAGAATGCCGCTGACGGCGTCTAATTGGGCGTGTTGTGGTGTTTGGTATGGTCGGGGTGATGATGGGGCACACCGCCGAATGACGGTGTGATGCAGTGGGTTACTTCTCTGACTCAAGCAGGGCGTAAGGGTTGAAGCGGATCACTTCTTCACCGAGCCAGTCATTGATGTGCTTCATTGACTCCATAACGGGGGTTAGTTCGTTGATGGCGAATACGCGGGCCGCTTTCTCAACGTCTCCAAACGAGCCGTTACCTTCCGGCATTGCGCCCATTAATTGCGGTGGAACGCGGTGAGCGGCGAGAATATCATCACGCGTTGATGACTTGACGCCAATGAATTCATCTTTTGCTGATATCTGGCTAAACGGCAGAATCTGCACTGAGTCCTTACCGCCTTGTGGTGCATGCAGTAGGATGTTTTTAAATGCCCCTCCCCGCCGCGTATCCGTCAGTGTTTTCTTCAGTTTGTCGAGACTTTCTTGATCAGCAATCGCGCTGTTCACGTAAACGATGCAGCCTGCATGAGAGCCGTTGTCGTAATACAGTTTGCGGAACTTGTCGGCAGAGTGTGACAAATTGGCAGACAGCAGACCGGCAAAGTATTCTGGCATACCGTAGATTTCCTGATGAATATCAGGGTTGATGACGTGGCAGACAGAGCCGGTTTCAAACTGGTGATCATCCAGTCCAGACTGAATAAACCAGTATGTATCGAGGTCGGAACCGCGCCGGGTGTATTTAGCCAGTGAGTTACGAAACCCCAGCGGCCCGTTAATCCAGTTTTTGCGCATTTCAAGATATGCATTGCCAAATACGAACCAGTCCAGCGCGAACGCTGAGAATGCTTGACGGGATAGTAATTTGTGCGGAATGAAGCAGCCAGCCAACACGTTACGCTTGAAGAACAATGCAGACTGATGCCAGCTTGCGTAACCGAACTGGCGAGCCAGGCCGTACCAACTGATCGGGGTATCGTAATATCGGCCATTGTTAGCGCAGTACATGTTATCTAACAGATCATGCGCGCCGCTCACAGGCCAGGGGCCGTCGAATGTAAACGTACTCAGGCCAGGGAGCTTTTGTAATTCTGCGGCCAGATCTGTTCCGCCTTGCCGTTGTGTGCGATATGGCTTGCGTTTGCTCAATTTAATACTCCGTAACCGTCATTTTGCCGCCGACTTCTTGCCCCAGCGGCTCGTTAATAATTGAGAGCATGGTTGCCCAGGCTAGATCGCCGTGACTGACGCCGCGTGAACGATCAGTGTCGTAGGTGATAACGCCGCCCGGTGTAACAACCTTGCGAACAGCATTAAACGCGGTGATCAGGTCGCGTTCCCCTCTGTCATATTCCCAGCGTCCGCCACGGATAATCTGTAGCATCTTCAGTACCAGCATTCGTTTACTTGATGCAGAGAATTGGTAACATACCGCTGCCGGAAAGGCTTTCTTCACTAACTGCCAGACGGCTTCGCCGATGCCTTGCCCATCAATGCCAATATGCTGAACGTTATAGCGTGACAGCATGCTGATAATCAGCGCGGCCTGGGCTTCAAACTCCATGCCGCGTACACGTTGCGTTTCGATAGTGCGAAACTTGCCGCCGGGAATGAGCGGAGCGGCGTTAACTGAGATAGCGCCGCTGTCTCCCTTGCCGCTGGCGCCGTTAGGGTCGTAGCCAATCCATACCGGGCGATCAGCCATTGGGCGCATGGCGTAGGGTTTCCAGTCGGGCCAGTCGTCGTAACCATCTGCGCCACACGTCAGCAGTGCGTTGTAGTCGAACGCCGCTTCACCGTTACGGATAAACTGACAGTTATAAAGCTGTTCATATTCTTCCGGGCTGTTTTCCAGTTGAACTTCGTCAATGTCCGTGAGATCCCAACCGTGATCGATGGCGTCTTTCAGTGTGACGATCTGACGCCAGATATTGTCTGGACACATCATGCCGCTGTTAAGCGTCTTCCATGAGGTGTCAAACTCAATGCGGGCGCCATTCTTGCGGCCTTTGTTGAATGCTTCCCCTGTCCAGAACGGGTAAGCCTCATGGCTTTCTGCTGATGGCGTGGAAAAATAGGTGCGCGTCAGTCCCTTAAGGGTCGCCATTGCTCCCGCCACTTTCTTCAAGTTTGCGAACTGGCCGACCCAGAAAAATTCGTCAAAATAAAGATTTCCAGTGTAGGACTGTGCTGTTGCTGCTGACGTACCCAGAAAATGCAGTTCAGCGCCGTTGAACAGTTGGATCATGTCGCCGCCTTTCAGTTCAACATCAACCTCTGCGGCTGCGGAGCGAATGAAGCTGCGGAACTGATAAGCCTGGCGACGACTGGCTGATAAAAATATCTGGTTCAGTTGATGCTTGTACTTCACATCGTCACTCAGCGCACGTAACAGGGCTTCGCGTGCAAAATACCACGTCGCCCCCACCTGACGAGATTTCAGCAGCATCCTGTTGCGGTGATGATGGTTGTCATACCAGCCGAGCTGATGCCAGTGCAGTGAGTCGAGAATGTTCGTACGCAATGCTGCAATCTGTGATTCTGAAAAATAGTTCTGTTTCTTGCGGATCTTTTTCTTGGGCTGTGTTGCGGGTGTTCCGTTATCTAACTTCTTTAACTGGCGTGTCAGCAGGTCAATTTCTTTAAAGTCGCCGCCTGTCTTTTTGTCTTTTGCGGTCAGTTGAACCAGTCGTGCATCGATCGATGTTGTGACGCGCTGTATTGTGGGTGTTTCGTCCCATTCGTCGCGTTTCTTCCAGGCGTAAACCGTATTTTGATTGATGCCCATCAGGCGAGAGATTTCGGCTGGCGGGTATCCCTGCCAGTAGAGCTGTCGCGCGCGCTGCCTGATGAATGCTTCCTGAACTGTCATTGCCATCCCCTTGTTTCATGTCGGGGAGATTAACCCGCGCGCGCGGGTAGTTTCTTGTGCCTGTGGTTGTCAGCTTTCTCCTACAACAACAACGCGTTGAGGGCGTAGCATCACGCCTGTCATCATCGTTTGGAACTCAACAAAACGAGCAAACGAATATGGCAGCTACAGCTACTACACGTAAGAAATTCCGTGTTGCCGTCTCCGGCGCCACCGTTGACGGGCGAGAAATCAAGCCTGAACACCTGCGCGATGCAGCGGCAAATTACAGCCCGGAGGTATACGGCGCACGCGTCAACGTGGAGCACTACCTTTCTCCTTACCCTGATAGCGATTTCGGCGCTATGGGGGATGTTACTGCGCTGAGCGCAGAAGATATTACTGACGGCCCGTTATCTGGGCGCACCGCGCTATACGCAGAGATCGAACCGTCTGCACGCATGAAACAGTTGACCGATGCCGGGAAGAAGGTTTTTTCCAGCATTGAGTTGCACCCGCAATTTGCCCTGAACGGAAAGGCTTACGTGATGGGGCTGGCAATGACTGACACACCCGCCAGTCTGGGTACTGAACGCTTAAAATTTACGGCGCAGCAACGTGCGCAGGTTATGGCGTTCAATAACCAGCAGGCTGAAGCCCCGATGTTCTCTGATGCGATTGAAGCTGACGTTATTGAACTCACGGTACAGCGTGGTGAAGAAGGAAAGCAGTGGTTTAACCGTGTCATGGGAATTCTGGGTAAAGGTAAGAAATCCGATGATGAGCGATTCAGCCAGGTGCATCAGGCCGTGGAAGTCGTGGCGCAGTCTCAGGCCGATCTGAGCGATCAGTTCAGTGCTGTAGAGCAGGCGCGGGCAAGTGATAAACAGGCTATTGAAAAGCTGACCAGCGATCTTGAGGCATTACGCCAGAAATTGTCCGTGACTGATAGCAGTTTCAGTCATCGCCCACCGGCCGGCGGGGGCAGTAACTCGCAGTTGGCTGACTACTGATATTCACAACGAGAGCAAAAGAATATGGAAAATATTACCCGCCAACTGTTTGATCAGTATGTTGCCCGGCAGGCCCAATTAAACGGCGTTTCGTCAGCCGCTATCGCGGCAAAATTTGCCGTTGATCCAACGGTACAACAGCGACTTGAAGCCGCTGCGCAGCAAAGCGATACATTCCTGAGCAAAATTAACGTATTCGGTGTTACCCAGCAGATCGGGCAAAAAGTCCTGATCGGCAGTAAGGGGCCGATGGCCGGGGTGAACAACGGCACTACCGTGCGACGTAATCCGAGCACGAATCACACGATGGAGCCATTCAATTATACGTGTCGCAAAGTTAACTATGACTACGGTATCAGCTACGAACAGTTAGATGCTTGGGCACATCAGCCAAACTTTCAGCCGTTAATCAGTTCCGCAATGGCGCGTCAAATGTCGCTTGATCGCATCATGATCGGTTTTAACGGCACAAGCTATGCTGACCCGTCTGACCGTGCCGCTAATCCGATCTTGCAGGATTGCGGTATTGGCTGGCTGCAAAAAATCCGTACAGAAGCGGCCCACCGCCGTATTTCTGGTGTCACGATCACTGCGCGTGATGAAGACAATAAAGTCATTGCAAAAGGCACCTACGGCAACCTGTCGGCGGCGGTTTATGACGCGAAAAACAGTCTGATGGACGAGTGGCATAAACGTAATCCTGACAACGTCGTGATCCTGGCGGGCGATCTGCTGACAACCAGTAATTTCCCGGCAATCAACGCAATGAGCCAGACCAATCCAAATACTGAAATGCTGGCCGGTCAGCTTATTGTTGCTCAGGAGCGTGTAGGCAATATGCCGACCTTTATCGCGCCCTACTTCCCTGTAAACGGCGTGCTGATTACACCGTTTAAAAACCTGTCGGTGTACTACCAGCGCGGCGGCTTGCGCCGGACGATTAAAGAAGAATCGGAATATAACCGCATCGCTACCTATCAATCGTCTAACGATGATTTCGTTATCGAAGATTACGGCAACGTGGCGTTTATTGACGGTATCACTTTTGCGCAGGCAGAGAACGGCGGCGAGTAATACCGCATGCACTAGGCGGGCTTAAGCCCGCCGTTACTCGGGGACGGGATAATGCTGACACCGGCACAAAAACATTTCCAAAAAGTCATGGCAGAGCGCCACGGTAAAACAGACGAACACTCTGATACCGCGCGCACCGCCCATGAGCAAATTCTTCACCGGCTGCGCATGGATCAGAGTGCATTACGCAAAGTGCAATCTGACCAGGGGAAAGCCGTGATGAAAAAACGGCTGCTTCCTCAGTATGAGGGCTGGATTGACGGGACGCTAGAGGGTGACAGCGGCAGGCAAGATGAAGTGATTGTCACACTGATGGTATGGGCGATTGATGCTGCTGAATATCCGTTAGCGGTGCGAATTGGCCGCTATGTTGTCGCTCATGGACTCGCGATGCCTGACCGATTTAACCGCACGTCTGCCACTGTTCTTGTTGAAGAGATTTGCGATCCGATTCTGGTGCAGATAAAGGCGGATAACACCGCTGATGTCTCCGCATTCCAGCCGCTACTGGCAGAGTTGGCGCAGATTGTGGATAGCTCGGATATGCCAGATCAGGTTGCTGCGAAGCTACGAAAAGCCCGCGCGTTTGCGCTGCGAAACGGTACTGAAGCTGACCAGGTCGCGGCGCTGGAATTGTTGCGGCAGGCGCTGAAGTTGGATGCGGGTGCGGGAGTGAAGAAAGAGATCGAACGCCTGGCAAGACTGGTTAAAAAGGCCAGCCTCGCAGCCGATGCGGGCAGCGGTAACGATGCTGGTAATGCTGCGGAGGATGGCGCCGGGGGTGGGGCTGAAAATGCGGCGATTACCGAAAGTGATGAATCATCGTCAAATTCGGCTGTGGCGGCCACGGCAGCAAATAAGACCGCAGTCCGTAAAACGACGCGCAGAACGGCGGCGACAACAAAGAAAACAACGGCCCGAAAAACAACAGCAAAAAAGACTGCGAGCGAAAAAACCGAATAACCGACTTGCGCCCCGAGCGCTGGCGGCGCGAGTGGAGATCTGCAACGTATAGCGTGTGTTTTTCTCCACTCGCTCACCGCCAACCTTTTAGGAGCTTTGATCATGAGCTTTGTTGCTGGGCGATCTGTCACCGCCGCCACTGACGATGTGCCAGATATCGATGATAACGGAGAAAAAGTTAGCGCCGCCGCGTTCTGGCCGGAGATCTCGTTAAGCGATGTTCGCATGGAAATGCGCATTAACGGCGCGGTGACGACAACTAGGCTAAAGCACGTTGTGATCGAAGCGGTAGCGCACATCACCGATCAGTTAGCGGAATGGCAAGCCAGCAGGGTTAGCGATGGTTATACATCGTTAGATCTCGTCCCTGCATCATTGATAAACGGCAGCAGCGTGAAGGTGTATCGATATCGCCGCGCGGTATTCAGTATCGCCCGTGCGCTGCTTATTGAGAACTACCGCGACGTTGATACAACTGGCGACGCGGGCGAGAAACACGCCAGCGCATTAACATTGCAGGCAGCGGATCTGTGGCGTGATGCGCGCTGGGCTATGTCGGACATTCGCGGTGCTGAGCGCAACTTTGCGGAGGCGTTTTAGTGGAAGTGAAAGCGCTACAGGGGGATACCGTTGATCAACTGTGTTACCGGCATTACAGGCGTACGGAAGGTGTAACCGAGGCGGTTATTGCCGCTAACCCCGGCCTGAGTGGTCAATTATTTCTGGCTGCGGGTCAGTCAGTCGAAATGCCGGACGCGGTGGAGGCCGAAGAGCCACAGGCGATCCAGCTCTGGAGTTAATTGTGAATGAAGCGGAAAAGAGCGTCGTCACGCTGTTTGTTATCGGTGTGCTGATTGCAGTGGGAAAAGTGTTGGCAGGTAGTGAGCCGATCACGCTGCGGTTGTTTGTTGGCCGGATGTTGCTAGGCGGTTTTGTGTCAATGGTTGCAGGTGTTGTGCTGGTTCAGTTTCCGAACTTGCCGCTCACAGCTATATGCGGCATTGGATCGATGCTGGGGATTGCGGGTTATCAGACCATTGAATTACTGATTCAGCGGCGAGCTAATCAATTGGGCAAGAAAAACGATGAAGCAACAGGTGGCGAAAATGGTTAACCAACCCAATGTGATCGCATTTCTGGACATGCTGGCATTTTCCGAGGGAACAGCAAATCACGCGCTGACCCGTAACCGTGGCTATGACGTGATCGTAACCGGTATGGATGGAAAACCAGAAATTTTCACCGAATATCAAGATCACCCGTTTGCATCTGGGCGTCCAGGTAAGGTGTTCAATAAACAAGGACAGCGCTCAACGGCGTCTGGGCGTTATCAGCAGCTCTATCGTTACTGGCCGCATTACAAAGCGTTGTTGTCTCTACCTGATTTTAGCCCTGAATCTCAGGACAGATTAGCAATCCGCCTCATTACAGAACGTGGGGCGCTGAATGATGTGATCGCCGGACGGTTTGAGGTAGCCGTGTCGAAATGCCGGAATATCTGGGCGTCGTTACCGGGAGCTGGATACGGACAGCGGGAGCATGGGATTGATCGTCTTCTGGTCGCATATCGACAAGCGGGCGGACAAGTCGCATGAAAACGGTGCTAATTATTGGCGTAGTGATCCTGTTTCTACTGTCCGGTCTGGGCGTGCAGTCGTGGCGGCTAAGTCATTCTCAGCAACTAAATGAGCAGCAGAAAACGGCGTTAAAAACGCAGCAGGATGCACTGAATGAAAAAAGTAACCAACTGGACGCGCTGGCAGGCCAGTTGAAACGCAGCGATGAAGCACAAGCGCGCCTACGTGATTTAGCCGCACAGACCCGTGCGACATTGTCCAACAGGCAGAAACTGATTGAGAGGTTAAAACGTGAAAACCAAGAGCTTAAGCATTGGGCTGACACTCTTTTGCCTGCTGATGTTATCAGGCTGCGGCAGCGCCCCGCCCTCATCGGTGGCAGCGCTTATCGTAAATGGCTGTCCGACGTTGACGCCGTGCCGGTTCCCGGCATCCAGTCCGCAGACTAACGGCGATCTGAATAATCAGCTTGATGAGACAGAAGCGGCGCTGGCTGATTGTGCCGATCAGGTTGATATCACAATCGAATGCCAGGAGCGCGGCGGCGCAGCGGCAGGCGAAGCCAAGAAACGCGATGAGGGTTGATAAATGTTAAAAGCGGAATCATTGCGTGCAGCGCTGACAGAGAAAAACCGTTGGTGCAAAGCCAACCCGGAGGGCGTCACCGTCTGGGTAGAAAAAGGCGCTATTGAAATAGCCGGTGATGATAGTTCATTCATGTATCGCTACCCGATCAGCGTCTTGGCAATGGATTATCCCGGCAACATTGACGATCTCATGTTGCCGATCCTCGACTGGCTCCGCATTAATCAGCCGGATTTGCTGTTGAATCCCGATAAAAATAAACAAATTGAATTTGATGCGGATATTGCCAGCGATGACACCGCTGATGTGCTGTTCAAAATACCGGTATGGGAGCGAGTGATCGTCACGCGCGATGAAAACGGCACAGTGACGGCTGAACATTTGGCAGAACCGCGCCCGCGTCTGGGTGGTGGGGAATGGGAAGCGGTTTTTGATGGTGGCATTGCTCATGGCTAACACAGACGCCCTATTTCATCAGCTTGATGAAGTGTTCAACGGCATCATTGCGGGAATGTCAGCGCAAGGGCTACGTGTATCAGCCAGGTCAATAGCAGTTGCGCTGCGCCGCAGTCAGTCGCAGCGCATCGCACGCCAGCAGAACCCAGACGGATCGAAATATGAGAAGCGCCGCCGCAAAGTGTTGCGTTCTCAGGCCGGGATTAGCTTTGTCTGGAATGATGAAACGCGCCGTCTAAAAAACTGGCGCGCGACACGCGGAAAACGCGGGCGGATGTTGACAGGTTTTGATGAAGAACGGGGCGCTGTACGCTCGTTTTATCGCGCAGATATTGAGCGTTACCTTGCGATAAATTTCAATCAGGCGCGCAAGGAGACGACAAAGAGCGATCCTATGTTTCGCCGCTTGCGCACATCGCGCTGGTTGCGCACAAAGGCTGATGCATCTGGCGCGACAGTGGGATTTTCGGGCGTTGCTGCGCGTATCGCGCGTGCGCATCAGTTTGGCCTAAAAGATAAAGTTGGCGGCAATGCTTCAGTGTCATACCCGCGCCGTGTGCTGCTTGGTTTGAGTGAAAGTGATCGCCGGATTATTGCCGAAAAAATGATTGAGTCGATGAGGTTGCAATGACTGCCGAATTATTGCGATTGCTAGGAAACGTGCTGCGCGTCGGCGTTGTGACTGAGATCGACGTTGATGAATGGCGAGTGCGTGTTAGTTCTGGGGGGCTGGATACGGACTGGCTGCGCTGGAATGCGTTACGCGCGGGGGCGTTTAGTGTGTGGATCCCGCCCTCAGTGGGTGAGCAAGTATTGCTTGGCTGCATTGGCGGTAATCCCGAAACCGCCGTCATTCTCGGAAGTATCTATAGCAATGAAAATCCGGCACCGGGTAGCAGCATCAACGAGTTGGTGATCAAGGCCCCGGACGGCGCAACGGTGCGCTATGACGCCGCCGCTGGCGCGCTGGAAGCCAGCGGAATGAAAACGGCGCGCATTGTCGCATCGGTGGGCGTCACGCTGGAAACACCTGTGGTCACATGCACAGAGCATCTGGTCGCTAAAACCTTTGCATTCACTGAGGGCGGGACGATGAAAGGCAGCGTCAATCACACTGGAGGTGCGTTTAAGTCGAACGGCGTACAGGTTGATGATCACTCACACGGCAATGTATTGAATGGGCCTGGCTGGACGGCGGGCACAAAATGAGTGCGCGTTATACCGGCATGAACCCTGACGGTTTTGGAACGCTGGCAGACAGAGATCACTTGTGGCAGTCAGTGCGTGACATTTTGACGACACCGGTAGGATCAAGGGTGATGCGCCGTGATTATGGCTCTATCGTGCCGGATTTAATTGATGCACCACAAAATGAGGTTACTCGCATGCAGTTAATGAGCGCGGCTGTTATTGCATTAACGCGCTGGGAACCTCGTTTAGCGCTGAACACGGTAGATATTATTTATTCAAAGTCGGGGCAGGTTGAAGCCAGCTTAAGCGGGCTGATCACTGAAACGATGGAGCCTAGTAGCGGAACAATAACGATTAAAGGGGGTAACGGTGGCGACAGTTGATTTATCACAATTACCCCAGCCGCAGATCATTGAAGTGCTGGACTTTGAAGTCATCTTGAGAGACGTGAAAGCGGTCATGATCGCCGCTTTTCCTGCTAGCCAGCAGGCGTCTGTTGCCGCCGCGCTTGAATTAGAATCTGAGCCACTTAATCAGATAGCGCAGGTTATTGCGTATCGCGAGTTGATGTTACGCCAACGGATTAACGAGGGCGCGGCATCTTGCATGCTGAGTCATGCTGTATCAAACGATCTGGATAACCTCGCAGCAAACGTGAATACAAAACGGCTGATGATTACAGCAGAAACGGAAACCGCCGATGCAGTAATGGAAAGCGACGCTGCATTTCGCTTGCGCGCGCAATCTGCATTTGAAGGGCTTAGCGTCGCGGGGCCAACTGCGGCCTATGAATACTTTGCCAAAAGCTCCAGCGGGAAAGTCAAGGACGCGAAGGCGACCAGTCCGTCGCCTGCCGTGGTGGTTGTATCTGTGCTTTCTTCCGATGGCGACGGCACCGCATCCAGTGAGTTAATTTCAACGGTGAATGCGGCGTTATCTGCCGAAGATAAACGCCCGGTGGCTGACAGGCTAACGGTGCAGACGGCCGAAATAGTCAGCTACTCAATCAACGCCCTGCTTTATTTTTACCCCGGCCCCGAATCGGAGCCGATACAAAGTGCGGCACAAGCTGCGTTGACGACATGGATTAGTGAACAGGGGAAGATCGGGCGCAATGTGGCACGCTCAGCGATCATGGCAGCGTTGCATGTTCAGGGTGTTCAACGCGTCGAATTAATAGCCCCTGCCGACGATATTGTGATCGAGGATACGCAAGCGGCATGGTGCGAATCGGTTGTTATTGGTAAGGGCGGAACGGATGAGTAATACGTTGCTTCCGCCCTCGTCAAACGACTTTATGCGCCGCGTCGCACAGGCGGCGGAAGTACTTAGTCTTCTGCCCGTCGATCTCAATATGTTATGGAATGCGGACAAATGCCCGCTTGATTTACTGCCCTATTTGGCGTGGGCGCTGTCCGTTGATCGGTGGGATAAAAACTGGTCGGAACAGACCAAGCGCCAGGTAATTAAGGCGGCGTGGATGGTTCACAGGAAAAAGGGAACCATCACGGCGCTGCGCCGAGCGATAGAGCCATTCGGGTTTACAGTTCGCGTTATTGAATGGTTCCAGAACGGCGGCGAGCCGGGGACATTTTTACTTGATATCGGCGTTAACGATCAGGGCATTACGGATGATCTGTATTGGGAGCTTGAGCGGCTTATCGAGCAAGCCAAACCCTGTTCGCGACATTTGACGGGGCTATCCGTCAGTCTTGATGTTTATGGAGTAATCACCGCAGCAGCGGTTGGATATCTGGGCGATGAGTTAACGGTTTATCCGTATATGCCGGAGGTAATCAGTGTCGCCGGGGTGGGAGTTATTGGCGCCGGGATACAGATTATTAGCGATGAGTTAACCACTTATTCATACATGCCGGAGGTTGTTAGCGCCAATGGCCTGGGGACTATCGCGGCACGAATTCACATTATTGACAATATGAGCGTAACAGCATGAGCACATACTTTGCATTATTGACAAATATCGGCACGGCAAAGCTGGCTAATGCCGCAGCGCTAGGTAATCGATTAAGTATCACGGAAATGGCGGTCGGCGACGGTGGCGGTGTTTTGCCGACTCCCAACCCGGCGCAAACGGCGTTGGTTAATGAAAAGCGCCGAGCCGCGCTCAATATGTTGAGTATTGATCCGAAAAACGATAGTCAAATTATTGCAGAGCAGGTTATCCCAGAATATGACGGTGGTTTCTGGATTAGAGAAATCGGTTTATATGATGCTGAAAATGAGTTAATCGCTATTGCGAACTGTCCTGAAACCTATAAACCAAAATTACAGGAGGGTTCCGGCCGAGTTCAGACTGTAAGAATGATTCTGGTTGTCAGTAGCACTAGTGCAGTGACGTTGAAGATCGATCCGTCAGTTGTGCTAGCGACGAGAAAGTATGTCGATGACGCAATTGAAGTAATAATGGATGATGTGCTGGGGTCAAAATCTGGAGCAGGAATGATCGGTGCTGAATCAGGAAAAAGTGTTCAGTACGAAATTGATATGTTGAATAAGATTGTGACACTACGCAGTTGTGGCGGCATAGTTGATGGCAAAGCCGACGATAAGTTAGCATTCATCAAGGCTATTGATAAATTGAGGTCAGTTGGTGGCGGTCAACTGATTATCGGAGGTACTGCCTACATTTCAGCGTTTGATTATGACTTGTCGGATGCCGGCGGTATTGAAATTGCCGGTGGTAAACTTATCGGCCCGCCGATATCAGTTGTAGGGGGCTCACCTACAGCGCGGTTGTTGATCAGCGGACATGAGTCCGATACCTCTGTCACGTTTACCGAAGCCATTTCATCAGGGGTGCGGGGATTTACTGGTAGTAATAAATTTGCTTCTGGTGATGTGATTCGTTTATCAAATTTCCCGACTGGTGCTGATGATGCATACACGCAAGAGTCATCTGGTTCCCCACGTATTTATGAATCAACAAGTCTTGTAGACGCTCAGCGGTTTAAACGTAGAAAAGAGATTTTGCAGGTACTTGATGCCGGAAATGATTCTTTTAGAACCGTAGAACTTACCGCGCACGATTATGACAGTGCTACTGAGCTAAGAGCAGTCAAAATTATCGCAGTTAAAGGCTTTAAAGTTTCATGCGATGCTGAAAACATCGGCTTTATCTTTAAATACGCGAATGCTCCCTACGTTTCAGGAAATTTTATCAACAGCTCGGTTGTTTTCAATATGTGCCATCATCCTAAGTTTGATGGCACGATGCATTCAATTAATTCGGATTGCCGTGTTGATGCATTTGGTGGAACGCGCGCGCCATGGGTACGTGGCACATTTTCAGGCATGAACGGAAATGGCGACAACGGCATTGTAAAGATGCTTGGTGTTATAGATCAGAATGTTGATATTACTGTGACCGGTTCGGTATCGGATGTTGATGCGTCTTATACTCATGGGGTGATGGTGGATACTATCTATGCTGAAGATCCTGACGGCTATCCGACACTGCCCGCCATCGGTGGAAATGTAAATATTGTTTCGCGTGGTTTGAAGGGAAGTTCCGTTTTTCTTACTTGTAACCCGTTTTTTGCTCTGGTTTCAAATATTAACATCAATGTTAATGACAAAAATGGCACGGTTCATATCAAGGGTGCTGAAAAATGTAAGGTATCCGGCATTATTGATAGCGTGTCTCTGGTTGGTGCACACGAAATCGATATGACAAATCTTGTGCGAGATCCAGCGAATACGAATGGTTATGTCGGCACGCTAACAAACCCATTGGATTCAACTGATGTAAGATTCTCAGATTATTTGCGCGGGTGGTGGATGGGGTTTGAGCCATCAATACATGGTGCCGCGACTGATGGAGCAATCACGTATCTGGAAAGAAAAGGTATGTATTTGCGCAGAGGGGATGAGGTTTATTTTCACATGCACATTCTGTGGAATAATGCTGATGGATTTTTAGGAACAATGCAACTGTCGTTGCCGCCTGTAAGTGCGATGTCAGAATTCCCGCAATCTTTGACGATTGGAGAGCAGTCGGGGTTCCCTACCAACGTTGTTCTGACGAGCGCGACTGTTACGTCGGCACAGATGCTAACACTCACAAATCGCGGGGTGGCTGTCGATGTGCCGTCGTCGGGTTTTTTGACTATATCTGGTGTATATAGAGAATACTCAAAAGTCGGATTCGGAATAGATAATTTTTTATTATCAGCATGATGCTGAATCTTCGATAAGATTTGGATAGAAGCCCACTAATATTATCAGGTGGGCTTTTTTCATCGAGTACAGTTATCTTTGACTGTGTTGTCAGGAATGGCCAGCACAGTTAATTGCAACTGTGCTTCAGATAATTTAAGAAAGTAACCCGTCAATCGCCCCGCTTGCGGCATTCAGTGCGGTTTCAGCTCCGCTGCGGATATTAGTGACCAAATCACCGAATGATGAAGATTGCAGCCGTTCGCGATAGTCCTCGTCAACGCGTTGCAGACTGAGAGAAAATTCTATCTTCTTCGCATTACCGTATCGGTCAAACTCGGAATTGGTGCGCTGCAAGCCGGTTAAAACATACATTCCGTAGATTTTCCCTGTCCCTTCGATTAGCGGCCAGGGGCGCCCCATATACCCCATTGTCGTGAGTGCCGATAGCGATAGGTTGCCGCCGGTGATTTCGGGATAGAGAACGCCGTTAAGCGTGATCTGTGATTCACCCGCGCCGATGTATTGCCAAGACGCGGAGCGGTTAATGCGTTCGTTCTTGACGTGGCGCCATTGCTGGGAATGCTGCAATTGTTGATACGGGGTTGTTTGGAGCGCAAAAACAAACATACCGAATACCATCATCATAATATTTTCCTCTTAGTCCTGATCGCGGAATGAGCCGCGCCGGTTGCGTTCTTTCTCGTTAAGAACCTGCCGTATTTTTTGCTCAACAAGCTGAGCCAGCTCGCGTGGATCTTGCTTGCCAACATCGTTAAATGTCAGGTTGAAAGATGGCCCCGCGCCGGTTGCCGAAACGGGAACGGTGGCGCTTTGCCGGATTGGTGGTGCGGTAATGTCCTGAATTTGCTGTGAGACGACACGCGGAACTTTCTGCGTGGCAATACGCGTTTCCTGAAATGCGCCCTGTAATGCAAATGCCCGTGGCAGGTTTTTGAAAACAATATCGCCGGGGCCAATGCGTTTCTTGGTTTCATCCAGCAGGCCGCTGGTATTGTCGGAAATCTTCTGTAGTCGCCTTTGCGTGCCGCTGTCCCCTGTAAGGGGCTGGGGCGGTGTATATCCAGGTGGGAGGAGTGGGCCAACAAACGGATTATTCCCGTTATCATTTTTTGTAGTAACAGAGGCAACAAATCCCTGAAGAAAGGCCGCTTTATCATTGAGAAGGGCTAATCGCTGGGCATCTTCTATTTTCTTGCGCGCCTTTTCGGCCTCATCAGGTAGTACGCCGAGTTTTTCCAGTATCCAGGCCAGCGTGTCGAGCAGCATTTTTGCCGGAGTAAGAACAAGGTTCAGCGCACCACCCAATACCTTGCCAAAGATTTCACCTGCACTACTGCACTTATCCAGTGTTTCTTTACTGGATTCCATAGGGGTTAATAAGTTCTTGAACCAGTTCACAACGTTACTGACAGCCGTTCCTATTGCATCAAAGATCGGGCTGAACTTTGCGAAAGTTTGTGAAAAAGCCGCCCGCAATGGGGCCAGGCTTTCCATAATTCCGCTAAACATACCGCTGAAGAACGCTTTGATCGGCTCCCAATATTTCCAGATGAGCACGCCAACTGCGACAAACGCTGCGCCAATTAGCCCTATAGGGCTTAGTAGCAACGATAGCGCGCCACCCAGAATAGATACCGCACCGCTGATCATGCTCCAGAGTGCAGGCAGGCCGGTTAGCCGTAGCAGTAAACTGCCAATACCTTTACCCAGCGACGTAAGCGCAGAAAGTGGAGAAGTGAACGCAGAAAACAGCATCCCGCGTAACGGTGCGAGCAGAACGGGCAACCGGGAAAAACCGCCTGAGAGTGATGTAATTACTTGCGACCAGCCGCCAACGCGCGCCATCGATCCGCCCGCTACACCGCCGAGCGTTCGGAACATCGCTATTGTTCCGCCGATCCCCTTCCCGCCGGTCAGCAACGTGAAGCCGAGTTGCAGCTTTGCCAGCGGCCCCATCAGAATTCCCATTGCTAACGATGTCGCGCCGATTACTGCTACAAGCGCAAGCGCTCCGCCGCCTACCAGTAAGATCGTCTGAGTTAGCTTGGGGTTTTCTTTGGCCCATTCCATCATGCTGTTAATGACGCTGGTGAGGCTTTGTGTTAATTGCCGTAATGGGCCGTTGATGGTTTCCGCGATCTGGATGCGAAAGCCCTCCCATGCGCTGTCCAGCTCCTTCAGATCGCCGCCGAGGTTATCAGCCATTTTTTTTGCGACGGCGTTTGCTTCACCGCTGGCGTTCTTCAGTTCCCCGGCCAGCTTGCCTAATGCCCCGCTGCCAGCAGCCTGAACCAACGTTTGCAGGCCAACAAAAGCCTCTTCGCCAGCAATATCTTTAAAGAACGAAACCTGATCGACGTCGCCATATTTTTTTGTGGCTTTATACAGATCAAGCAACACGTCCTGCATCGGGCGCATTTTTCCATTCGCATCAGCGACGGAAACGCCTAGCTCTTTTAATGCTTCAGATGCTGCCTTTGGTGGTGAGGCTAAACGGGAGAGGCTGGCACGCATGGCCGTACCTGCATCACTGCCGCGAATACCGTTATTCGCTAACATGCCAGCCATTGCGGCGGCATCTTCAAGACTGATACCGAGTTTTGATGCAACTGGCCCGGCATACTTCATTGTGTCACCGAGGTTGCGTAAATCAGTGTTAGTGCGAGTAAATGCAGCGGTTAATGTGTCGCTGACGCGATCCATCTGGCTTGCATCAAGAGAAAATTGAGACAGTATGTTAGAACCAATGTCGGCGGATTCGCCTAATTCCATTCCGCCGGCCAGCGCCATGTTAAGAACGCCGGGGAGTGCTGCTTGTATGGATTGTGGGGTAAAGCCAGCCATTGCAAGAAATGCCTGGCCGCTGGCAGCGTCCCGCGTGGTAAATGCTGTTTCGGCGCCGAGCTTTTTCGCCTGAGCACGTAAGGCGCCCATTTGTGCATCGCCTTTATCCAGCCTCGTTAGCGCCTGAACGCGTGACATTTCCTCATCAAACCCTACAGCGGGCGCCAGAAAACGTCCGCCTGCGTAACCTGCTGCCGCTGCGCCGACTGTGGCACCAGTGCCACTGCTGCGCAGGTTGCCTGCTGTCTGATGCGCTTGGTCATAACGTGCGCGCGCTTGAGTCACAGCCGCTAACTGTCGCCGCTCGCGTTCCAGCGATTGACTGTACTGTTCTGTTCGCCGGATCGCGCTCTGTATCGTTCCGCTACCGCTGGTCAGTGTTACACCATGCTGGCGCAGAGCTTGCCCCACGTCGCGGAGTTTTGCTGACTGTGTGCTGTATGCGGTGGAAAGTGTCGTGATCTTTGTGCGTAAGCCGTCGAGTTTCGCGCGCTGTGCATCTGATAACGTGCCGGTTTCTTTTAGTCGCTGGCTGAGTCCCGCCGCCTCACGCTGAGCATTACTGAGCTTTTGCGCGGTGTCGTTGGTGCTGTTTCGTAGCTTCTGAAAAGATGAGCTTTGCGATTCAAGACTTTTGATCGCCGCCTGGGTTTTTTTGATGGATTCAGAAAGACTGCCCGAACTATTACGGGCAGCATTGACAGGGCGTGTAAATTTATCAATGGCACTGAATGCAACACGGATATCAAGATTCGTCATCCTGATTGGCTCCACTTCTGATAGCCGCCCGTTCACGCCAGGCTATCAGCTCGTTAAGCTCCATGCCGTACATTTCTGAGAGCGGCCAATGAAAGATTGTGGCGATATCTGCGATCAGATCCTCCACGCGGTCAAACAGCAAAACGGTTAGTTGTTCTCCGTTTCCGCCTCGCTCTGTTCTGTAGGCGCCTGCGGTGCCAAAAAAGGAACCAGCGCCTCGTTGAGTCGAACGAAATCACTTGTTGAAAGGCTGGCGATTTCTGGCAGGGTCAGTGCTGGCGATGTGACGCGGGTTAATAGTGTCGATACCGCGTCAAAGTCCAGATTGATTACATCGCCGAGGCGCAGGCCGCGCAACGATCCGGCCTGCTTAATTGCCTGGGTGATCTCAATGTGCGCGATTTCGCTGCCCTTACGCTTGATCGGCGCTGACAGCGTAATTTTGCTGATACTCATACTTATTGCTCCATGCGGCGTGAGCCGCCGTGTAAATGCATGATTCGGATAGTCAGTAATGACTGTGTTTGCCGGAGCCATACCCCGCCGGGAGCTGGCGCCGGTGTTATGGGTTAGCCGCCCAGCCCCAGCGCGGAACGAACGCGATCAGGGTAAAGATTTTCACCGTTGCGCTTGTAGATGAAATTGAGCAAATCAAATTCCAGCAACGGCTGATCATCAATAGACAGCTTGTAATAGGTATTCTTGATGGCGTAGGTGTGGTTGGTGTCATCACCCTGTTTTGATTCGCCGCCGTCGATTTCAGTGATACGGCCACGCATCTCAACTTCAACGATGGAGCTGGTGCCGCCGGTGTAATATTCACCGACAAAGCGCAATTTCAACTCGTCAATATCGCCGCCGTACTTCAGGATCAACTGTTCTTCAAAACCGCCGACCTGCATTGACGCATCCAGAGCGCCGGAATCCAAACCGAGATCGACGGCCACCGCGCCAATCATTCCGCCGCCCTGAAAATCTTCCGTTTTACGGGTGACTTTGGGTAGCGTTACGCTCGGAATCTTCCCGATGTGGTTATCGCCGTCGACGTAGCACGTAAACAAGCGGAGCTTTTTAGTTACGGCCATTTATGCGCCTCCCAATGAAGAAAAAGCGGTTTCGAAATACTGGTCGGTAAAAGTCTGGTACAGGCTGAGATCTTCCAGCGGCGGAACGGGCGTATAGTTGTAGCGCACAATGCACTTGCCCTGACGTAGCCCCGTGGTCGGGTTGTCTACGATATCGAACCAGCACGCCGCACCGATCAATTTCCCCGCAGTGACTAACGCCTGTAGTTTTGCGTTAATGCCGCTCACCACGTCTTTTACGTTGCCTGGCGTCATCGGCTTATCGACTGTTGTAAATTGCGCTTCCGCGATGCTGTCAGCCAAAATCTGAGCCGTGCGGGTGTACACCTCAAAGATGTATTCTTTATCGGGATCGGTCGTGCGGTTGCCCCAGAAGCGGAATCCATCACGCTTAATCAGCGTCGTGATTTCGTGCGCGTTCAGTTCATTAGCGTCGCTGTCTTCAGCTTGTAATGCCCAGAACACGTCTTTAGAAATCCCCAGCACGTTATTAACCGATACGTTTGACAGCGACTTATGCCAGCCTTGCGTATTATCAATTAACGCCCGCAGGCCGCAGGCATACGCTACGGCGGGGAATTCTTCGTTTTCACCGGTCAGCGGGTTATACGCAATGAAGTTAGGCCAGATGGGCATGACTTCGCGATAGTTCAGCGTCGCGCGGTAGGCTTTCGCCTCAGCAATGGTTTCGCAGTTGTGGCAGTACGCATAAAAGAACGCCCGCAGTTTCTGAGCGATAACACCCAGCTGGGTGGCAACCTCGATCGTATCGTGGTCGGGAACGGCTAAAATGCGCGGGCGGTAGCCGGTTTTCTGTTCTGCGGTCAAAAACGCATACATGCCTGTATAGCTGCCATCTGTCGCAGTACCGCCGATCACAAGCTGTGATTGCGTTTGATTGCCGTCGCCCTCTACTGCTGCCGCTACGCGAACCACGATCACTTTTGTGCTGCACTGGTCAGAAATGGCTTTCAGGCTTTTGTAAAGCGAGCCGGTTTTTCCTGCTTTACCCAGCGCATTATTAACGCGCGTGAGTAGTACAGGCGTATTCAGCGGGAACATCTCAGGATCTGCATCATCAGCAACCGCAACAATGCCGATGACCGTTGAGTCAATGTCATTGATGGCCGTTACCAGATCAGTGCTTTCCCGGACGCGGACGCCGTGGAAAAAGTTGTCGGTCATGTCTTGCCGCCTCGTTGGTGAGTTCATCGTGATGTTCTCTGAAAACAAACGGTAGGACACGCATTAGCGGTTGTTGTGGAACGCTGACAACAAACGGCAGTTTGTTGTTTCGCGCGCGCATGAAACTATCAGCGCCGGGGGTGTGAAATGGCACTAAGCAACTTATCGGACATTCAGCAAACGCTGAGTTCAGGAATATCAGAGATTGATGACGCGCTGACAGAAGCCGTTAAAGTTCCGGCGTTTAACATCATGATGGGAGGGAAAACGCTGGTATTGCTGGATGAACGGCTGATTTCTCTTTCAATGACGGATAACCGGGGCTTTGATGCCGATCAGGTAACATTATCGGTTGATGACGCTGATGGGTTACTGCAATTGCCCCCGCGCGGCGCTGAGCTTTCTGTATCGATAGGGTGGAAAGGAGAGGCATTAGTTTATAAAGGGGTCTTTGTCGTTGATGAAATCGCGCATAGCGGCCCGCCAGATACGTTAGAGGTAACAGCAAGAAGTGCCGATTTCCGTGATGAATTTAACGTTAAACGTGAACTTTCGTGGCATGACTTAACTGTCGAGCGCGTAGTATCTGCCATCGCGCACCGCTATAAGCTAAAGCCAGTTATTAGTGCTCAACTGATGGATCTGGAGATCGACCACGCAGACCAGACCCAAGAAAGTGATATGTCATTCTTGACGCGAATGGCGGAAATGTTGGGCGCCATCGCCACGGTAAAGAATGGGTGCCTGCTGTTTATTCTGCCTGGTGGTGGCGTCAGCGCCTCCGGCAAGCCGTTACCTGCCGCTGAAATAACCCGTTCAAGCGGTGACAGGCACAGTTTCAGAATTGCAGATCGTGACGCTTACACTGGCGTTCGTGCCTACTGGCTCGATCTCAACTTTGGAAAAAAGAAAAAAGTCAGTGTGAAACGCCGCAAAGCAAAACCGAAAAAAGAAAAGAGCAGCAGCAGGGAAGGGGACTACATGGAGGGTGAGGACGGGAATGTTTACGTTCTGCGGAAAACCTACCAAAACGAAACGGCAGCAAAACGGGCGGCGGCGGCAAAATGGCAGCAACTTCAACGCGGTGCGGCGCAATTCTCTATTACCCTTGCGCGTGGCCGTGCAGACCTTTACCCAGAAGTGCATGTTTCCGTCAGTGGGTTTAAAAGTGATATCGACAACCAAGAATGGATAATATCGCGTGTAGAACATGTGATTGACGATAGCGGATTTACATCACGACTTGAGTTAGAAGCGAAGATTGCTGACTGGATAGCAGAAAGTGACTAAAATAAAGGCAACTCAAACCCCGCCGGGGAGTTATCTATGTTTGTTTGCCCTCATTGCGGCGCCACCGCCCGCACGCGTACCAGTCGCCGTCTCAGTGAAATGACAATACGCCAGTATCATCAGTGTCAGAATCTTGAATGCAGCATCACGTTTACGACGCTGAATAGCGTAGAACGCCTGGTAACGAAAAGAACGCGCTGTGACGATGTGCCACCTGATTTTGTCCCGCGCGATGCTTTGCCATCATCGCACTATGGGAAAGATCAGCTTAATTTAGCAATTTAAACCACCGGCCCCGCAACGCGCGGGGCTATATTATTTAGTGGCTTCAATAACTGTGCGTATTTGAAGAAATCACAATATCCCCACCACCGTCTTTTGCTTTACCTGCCTCCTCGCAAGACGATTTTGGATTCTCAAAAACAAATCCTGAATGATTATTGCGGTTCAAAATGCTGATCTCTTTTGTGTTTTTTAGATATGCAGATTTTTTGTCACCAAACCAAAGTGGCGTGCATACCCCCATTTTTATAACAGCGCCGTAAATTTCAGGGGTTATGCGATCTTCATTCATCGTTATTGCTATGGTTCCTGCGCTTTCACTGATTGCGAGGGGCTTCCAAGGGGTTAGCGATTTCTGCAAAGTGGATTGGTTGGGCGACTGAGCAAAGGTGCCGAATGAAGCTATTACCAAAAGCGCGGGAATATACTTTTTCAT